ACGCTCAAAGAAGGGATAGTGGTGGGCATGGAGATACAGGCGAGGCAATGAGAAAAGATGATTCTAGAATAACTTGCAGTGATTACGGTGCTATGGTGATTGCTTTATCTAAAAGTCCTGTAACAAAGGCAGCCAAAAGGTTTTGGGCTAAACGAATGGTAGACACGGATTACCTAGGTTTTGTTAATACCCTTAAAGATAGACCCGGATATTACAGGAAAAGACGATATGATCAAAACCTTTGGCTTAATAATGGAACTTGGTTCATTTGCTACACACACCCTAAGACAAAAAAAAGGGTGAGGAAGAGTCTAAGAACAAAATGTAAAAAGAAAGCCAAAAGATTAAGAGATCAAATACTTATACCAATTGGCTACTACAATTGATGGCATTCAATAGACCCAGGTACGAGACAAAGCAGGACCTCGATAATGAGAAGGAGGTAGCGCTGTTTTTGTCCAAGAAATGGAAAGCAGACTTTATTAAATTAGAAGAAAAGAAATGGATCGTAGATTTTTTAATTAAAAAGGGCGATAACTATGGATGGGCGGAGTTAAAATGTGCAAATATTAATTTTGGGCAGTATCCGTTTATGATTAGCTACAAAAAGATCGAGGCGGCAAGAAGACTTACTGAGACAAGCGGTAAAAAGTTTACTCTTCTTTTTAAATGTAATGATGAGTTATGTTATCATAAGTGGGATTTTACCAAGGATTATAAATTTGAGTATGGTGGACGAACAGTCCAAACCCGCGATAAACAAGATATAGAACCTGTTTTCCGCATAGATCCAAAGGATTGCACAATAGTTAAGGGATTCTATGCCTAAGATAACCTACGCAGATGAGGTAGATGCCCACTTTGGTATTCCGTGGATACCTGACCTGAAGTATGAGAAGGGCGAGCTTGCCTGTGCATTATCAGGCGAAGAGATAGATGCCCTACCGCAGGAGCGCGCAGAGACTTTGTCCCGTTTGATATTGGACCAACCGGAGTCGGAGAAGGAAGATCCAATCCAATGGGGATGGACTCTTCCTGGTTGGAGGCGGGTGATGCATAATTGGAAAAATACGAAGATCCATGTGGTACTCGGCGGTAATCGTTCGTCAAAGACAACTTTCGCGTCCCGTCTGCTTGTGCATATGGCACAGACTATTCCTGAAGCGGAGATTCGTTCTTTGCATGTATCGGAGGAGCGCAGTATTTCGGATGCCCAACGGTACATTTGGGAAGCACTTCCCATGAGATATAAGCGGGCAAAGAAGAAGAGCGAGAACCATTCCTTGCAGTACACACAGAAGAATGGATTTAATTCCGCCAAGGCGATCCTGCCACCAACCACACCAGGTGCGGAACGGGGGAGTACAATATCTTTTAATAATTACAGGCAGTATCAGGCAGACCCGCAGATATTCGAGGGATGGTCAGCCCATTGTATTCATATGGATGAGGAGGCACCTGAGAGTATCTTCGAGACATTGGTGGGCGGTAGAACCGTGGACTATCACGGACGGGTGCTGTTGACCTTCACGACCTTGCAGGGATGGACCCCATTGATTAATAGTCTATTGAAGGGTGCGGAGACCGTGGAGTCGAGATATAGCGAATTGATGGGGCGTGAGTTACCTGTTGAGCAGATATCCACCAATTGGCCTGATTGTCGGATTTATTACTTTTGGTCTGAGATGTCCCCGTTCGTTGACTACAGCGAACTTATTCGAACCTACTCCAAACAACCGCAGGAAGTGAAGCTTGCCCGTCTTTACGGGATCCCAAGCAAGGCGATGGAGGGGAGATTCCCTAAGTTTAATAGAGACACTAATGTTGTCCCCCATGAACGAATCCCCTTCATCGCTGATCCTACGGTACGAACCACCCGGTACTTTGTCTGCGATCCCGGTGGATCAAAACCTTGGGTCGCGATATGGGCGGCAGTCCTGGAGGATGGCACGATCTATGTGTACCGGGAGTTCCCTGATTCATCGATGGGTCAATGGGCATTGCCACATGTGAATGGTTTGGGCAAGAGCGTGGGTAAACCAGGGCCTGCACAGCGTCCGCTAGGATGGGGGTATGCCGCATACAAGGAGCATTTCGAGGCTTTGGAACAGGGCGAGGATATCTTCGAGCGAATCGTTGATCCCCGTATGGGAGCCGCCACGGTGCGCGAGAAGGAGGGGGAGAGTAATATTATTAACACTATGGCGAATCTTGACTTTGTTATGCGACCCGCACCGGGCGTGGAAGTGGAGGCGGGTATTGCAAAAATCAATGATGCACTAGCATGGGATGATACTGAACCAATGACAGAGAAGAACAAACCGAAACTCTTTGTATCTGACAGGTGTGACAATTTTATTACCTCGATGCTTGAGTATACGGGGAGTTCCCGCCAGGAGCATTTTAAGGATTTTGTGGATACTATCAGATATTTAATGGTCAGCGGACCTGACTATATTGGTGGTGGAAGCCTGATGTGTACAGGTGGCGGTGGATATTGACTTGCCATGTCAACTACAAAAGGGTACATTATGCTACGCATATGCAGTCTGCCGCCGATGACGAACTTTTATATGTCAGTAAAGAACCTGATGTTGACTATCTTGCGGAAACCTACCGCAGGACTCAGTCGGAGTTGGGCGAATGGTTAGACCGTAGACAGCGCGATTACGATGTAAGAAATTGTTTATGGGCAGGAAAGTCCGATGATTTCAAGAAGCATTCCCATCTGAGCCAAACCGGAGAGGTATTCCCCTGGGATGGTGCGAGTGATCAAGAGATCCGCATGGTGGATAATCAGATAAACAAGTGCGTGGCTATGACTACAAATGCGGTAAGATCCGCACATATCGTGGCTACCCCTGTGGAATCAGGTGATGTTGAGCGTGCTAATGTAATATCCATGTTCCTTCGTTGGTTAATGAACTCCAAGATGGAGGAGTTTTACGATCAATTGGAATTAGGATTAAACCACTTTTTCGAGAAGGGCCTGATGGTCCACTATGTTTATTGGGACTCCAAGGAACTTAAACAGCAACAAACCATCCGCCTGGACGAGATCGCACAGGCACTTCCACAGATCGCACAAGTGATCCAGGATGGAAGTATGGATGAGGAGTTATCCGCCGCCTTAAAAGACCAATTTAAAGTATCCAAGTCCAAAGCAAAAGCGATGCTCCGCGAGCTACGCAAGGATGGCACAACCACAGTCCCCGTTACCCGCCAGGTCGTAAATCGACCCCGCATCAAAGCATTGGCACCTGACGAGGATGTTCTTTGGCCTAACTATACTATTGATCCGCAGGAGGCACCTTATTGCTTTCATGTATTGCACATGACACCTGAGCAGTTGGAATCCAAGGTTAACTCCGAAGGATGGGATGCCGAGTTTGTGGAGAAGGCAAAGCATTTAGCCAAACATACACAGGCAGACAATAGTCTTTATAATGTGCGACAGGAAGATGCGATCATTCGTGATGACGATGAGACTATTAGAATAGTGTACTGTTATCAAAGACTGCTTGATGAGGATGGAGTTCCCGGTATCTACTGCACAATCTTACATCCCGATATTCCTGAGTTGTATGCGAAGCACGAACTTATGGATTACGCTCATGGTAAGTATCCATTCGTGGTTACGAAATATGAGAATGTAAGCAAGAGACTTTACTCATCCCGCTCAATCCCTGAAGTGGGAGAACCTCTTCAGCAGGAGATGAAGATACAGATTGACTCAATGACTGATCGTCAATCATTAGCAACTTTGCCCCCGCTTGAACACCCTCTCGGAAGACCCCCCACAAAATGGGGTCCGGGAGTTCGTGTTCCTTATCGTACACCTGGCGAGATCCGTTGGGCAAGCACACCCCCATTTGATGGCGGAAATGTGGAAGTCCGTAGATACATACAGGAATTATTCGACCGCTATATGGGGAATAACGCTCCAGGCGTAGACCCCGTGGAAGGGCAGAACAAACAGCAGGCCATGATCAATAAGGTATTTAACCACCTTAAGTATGTGATCGACCAAGTATGGACGCTGTATCAGCAGTATGGACCCGATGCAGAGTTTTTCCGAGTTACCGGAATGCAGGACATACAGAAATTTAATAAGGGCAAAGCAGGCGAAAGATTCGACTTTTACTTGCAGTTTGATGTGGCAACCCAAGATCCCGCACAAATGCTTGAGCGCGTAAAAGCGGTTGCCGAGCTTGCCCCTGCACTCGATAGATCAGGCACTCTTGATACCGAGAAGATGCTTCAGATCGCAGTTGGGCAGATCATGCCTGGTGCGTCTGAGAAGATCATGATCCCCAAGGAGACAGCATCGCAGAAAGCGGTGGATGAGGAGAGGCAGACAATTGCAGAGTTAGTGGCAGGAGTACCGCCCAATGTTCGTCCGCAGGATGCACATGAGATGAAGATGCAAGTATTTCAACAATGGTTATCACAGCCTGATATTCAACAGAAGGCACAACAAGATCCGGCCTTGCAGGAGCGTATACAGAATTATATGCAACAGCGTCAGATGCAGATTCAGCAAAAAGCTAACGCTGAAATTGGCAGACTCGGTGCGGCTCCCACGCAATTCGGACAAACCGCTCAGTCAGAAGCGGCATAGAAAGGGACATATATTATGCCAATGGTAGGTAAGAAAAAATTCGGTTACGGCACAAAAGGTAAAGCGGCGGCTAAGGCTTATGCAAAGAAGACCGGAAAGAAGATGGTCAAGCGTAAAAAAAGATAATGGCTAAAGGAGTAAAGCATTATCTGCGCGATGGTACCACATGGGATAAATCATTTCATAAGATGCCAAATGGGAAACTGCATACAGGAAAGACGCACGGTAAAACGAGCAAGCCCTTGTTTCACTTCAAGGATCTTTCAGATTCTGCGAAGAAGAAAGCTAGGAAAAGATGATCACATATCGTGGCGAGAAATTCTCTAAGTATAATTCTCCTAAGCGAACACCCGGTAAGTCCAAGAAGTTTGCTGTTCTTGCTAAAGAGGGCGATAAGGTTCGCCTTGTCCGATTCGGTGACCCTAACATGTCTATCAAAAAGAATATACCCGCACGGCGTAAATCCTTCCGAGCAAGACATAAGTGCGATGAAAAGAAGTCTAAATTAACCGCCGGATATTGGTCTTGTAAGAAATGGTAGCAAAGAAAAAGACCAAGTCTCGTGTAAATGAGGCGGGCAACTACACAAAGCCCACGATGCGTAAGAGGTTATTTGAGAAGATCAAGCGTGGATCGAAGGGCGGTAGAGCAGGCCAATGGTCAGCACGCAAAGCACAGATGCTTGCAAAAGAGTACAAGGCGAAAGGCGGAGGATATCGCTGATGCCACTCAAGAAGT